GATATCTGCTTCCTCCATGATATCTACCATTTTTGGCAAGATGTTGTACAGAGACCAGAACAAGGCCGAAGTGGCTAAGTTCAGGACCTGTCCTTCGATAGCCGGAATGGGACATGGATTGGAGACTGATGGTGAAACGATCATTAGGCGTGTCAAAGAAATGAAAAACCCAGCAGCCACCGACGTAAGTGGGTGGGATTGGTCGTTCCAATTGCAGGAATGGGACATGGAGGCTACCGCAAGGATAGCCCTCTATGATCTCGATCCTAGCTCCTTGGCAAGCAAAATCATCCGAAACGAGATGTATGCAGCCTCACGAGCACTGTTTCAGATGCCCGACGGGAAAGTTTTACAACTTTTCCTGCCCGGGATAATGACATCAGGGCGATACGTAACGACCTCCACCAATTCGCGTACAAGAGTAATCTTGGCGTGGGCTACTGGAGCCGACAAACCCATGGCAAACGGAGACGATTGCATAGAGGATACCGATCTTGATTTGGAAACAATGAAGGCGCGGTACCTAAAACGCGGACGTGTGTTGCGAGAGGTCACCCGACCCGATCGAGTGGTGGAGTTTACATCCCACTACTACTTCGACGACGGAACCTTTTACCCCACGGCCCCCGCAAAATCGATCTACAAACTGCTCAACACTGGGGCTTTAACTGAGGAGCGAACAACTGGCGTCTACCATGCACTACGGAACCATCCGGATCTGGAGTACTGGAAGACGATCGTCAACGCAGCTTTCCCGGCGCCCAAAGATCCCGGGGAACCCTCGGAGCCCGGTAAAGTGTGTGAATAACGCACTATAAACACCCAACCATGCCTAAGAAATTTGTAAGACGCAAGGAAGTCAACTTCGACTTCGAAAACTTGATCGCACGAACCCTAAAAGCCAAAGCTAAAGAAATGTACCGAATGGAACAAAGAGCAGCTATTGGCAAAGGGGTGGAGCGAAAGAGTATGCTCGCCGAATTTAAGAATGGACCACGAAGGCCTAAACCACGCAAGCGCAACGCGAAAGCGAAACGCGTCCAAGATGTGGTTTCGAGAGCCCCAGCGGCGATCGCTTCTTCATTTAGGACCCCCACGTCATTTTCCACGGGAAACCAACGATCTACGTTACGAGTAGCTCGGGAAGAGATTCTAGACATCGAGCTGGTTATCAGTTCGGGTTTTAGCATCACAGCCCTGCAGCTCAACCCAGGGAACAGCTTGCTGTTCCCTTGGTTGCATCGGATCGCAAGACAGTATGAGCGTTTTAGGTTCCATAGGGTCACGGTCACGTACCACCCGTCGTGTGCAAGCACAACGGTTGGGCGCGTGATCTTGGCTTTCGAACCTGACGCGAACGACCCTACTCCGGTTTCAATGCTTAACACGCAGCAAATCGGGGGAGCCGTGGGCTTTGCACCTTGGACCGGTGAAAACCTACCCTTGGACAAGAAAGCACTCTCACGAGTGGGAACCAACGCCCTCTACGTAGCCATAGACGACGCCGACATCGACCCGACCTCACAGTCGGTCGGTAGGCTCTATGTGGCGACCGACGGGGGAGTTGGAACCGTCCCTGGCGGATACTTAACTATTCGCTATGATGTGACCTTCGAAGTGCCCCAAAACCACGTCCCAGCTGAAAACGGATACTTTCGCCTACATTCCAGTTGGCCAGGTACCGGAATACAGCTATTCGTGGACACAGGAAGAGTCCCCTCCGCCCTATCAAACTTAGCGGCAAGGGGAGTCACCTGGGGTACGAGTACCATAACCTTCCCTGAGGAGCTCACAGGCACCTACCAAATGTTGTTATACGCGACCTCGGAGACGACGCTCAAGTTAGCGAAGCCCACAGTGGCGGGAGGAGTTTTCCTAAACCCCTCCTTCCGCGGGAATCGCGATACAATCGAGACGTCCGTCGAAAGCGGAAACGGGACCTTCTCCTCGCTATCAGGAGTCTTCCTGTTATGCATGCTGGTCCTTGATGGCACAGGAGGAACCGTTACGCTCCCCCCGGTCGATTTAACAACCGCTGCGGGGGATGCGAACGCCTACGTCCTCATTTCCGAGATCCCGGGACCCGAGGTCACCCTTTACCAGGGGCTTGACCAAAGGAACCCAGAGAAATCGGCGCGACTCGGCGACCGCAAGGAAGCTGAGTGTCGTGTAGAGGCCCCGGGCGGGATGACCCAAGTCCCGGAGGGTTTCACCTTGGTCCGTTCTCAGAAATGAGCATGGCGTCAGTCCAGACGTTAAAAGGAGGTCAGCTAGACCACAAAAGCACGGAGGAAACCGTCCAAACCGGATAAAAC